ACAAGACGGATGGAAAGCATTTCAAGATTTCTTTTTAGTAAACGTCGGCGGTGCTAGAGGTGGAATGGGAAATGGAGAAGTATCGATATTATTAGGCGTTAAAGATTCAAAACCAGGTGGCACAGAATATCATGATATCGTTATGCCAAATGGTCAATGGGAAGTTAAAGAATTAGAAAAAGGAAAATTTGACCCTGCTAAAGAAGGCGCAGCTACTAAATTTAAACTAACAGGCCAGATTCAAGAATTTTATAAAGATATCGTATTACCATTTAAAACAATTGGCGATCCGTATACATATTTAAAACATATGGTAAGTCCTCAATCAGCTGAATCTTTAAAAAAATTAATAATGATATTTGAAACAAGATTTATTGAAAGTATCGAAGGTGATAAATTATCAGCTGGAATGGAATGGAAAAAATCCGCATTTTATAATTGGTATGAAGGATTTAAAGAATTACACGAAATATTTTACCAAACCGAATTAGATACCGATGTTAGAGATACAAGATTAACTGTCGCAGCTGGCGGCGAAACTCAATCATATTGGATTTCAGATGATGACGCTGAAAAAATTAAGCTAGGAGCTGGTGAAGAAAATCCTACCGGCGTAAGAATTGGAGAACCAATTGATAATATTAATACTAATGCAGTTCTTTGGTTTAAACGAGTAGAACGAAATTTGTTTATTAAAGAACCTAGAGAATTTATTTCTGAATTAACTGCTATTAAAGAAAATTTCTTTAAAGAAATTTTAGGATTAATTTATTATAATAAAAGAAATCCACAACCTCATATAGCAAATCCAGAAGCATTTGTAATCGATTCATTGTCACAGGGAAGATATAGATTTGTATTGCGATCGGTGCCAGCATCTCAAAATTACCCGTATTTACAACAACAAGGATAATCATTGAAAACACAATTACTTTGCACCTTTGCACATAGATCAGATTTAAACATAGTAACAGAATACATACAGCAAAGTTACATCATTCCAGAACAACGTATATTTGTATTTGCAAATGCAGAATCCGTAGATAATTTATATTGCACATATAATGCAGATGCTGGAACACAACGGGGACAAAATACAATCAGCATTCACCGCAAAAAAGAAACTAATACATTGTATACAGTTAATGCACTTAATGAAATTATTCGTGCAGTGAACAATGGAGTATTAGATAAAACATATCAATTAGATTGGAGTAATTATCAGAACTCATTCATCCTAACTGATGATGCTGGTTTCCGAGTTATTGAATTAACGTTCTTTAAGAAATTTACTTGGAATTGATATGAAAAAATTAGAAAATATCTTAGCAGAGAATATGCGCCGGTTTAAAACTAAAAATCTAAATGAAGATTCTGACCAAAATAATAACGGATATCCAGACGGCACAGAAAATTCATCTCAAAAGCCAAACTTAACTGCTATGAGTGATCCGGAATTAAAAAAATACGGATTTATGGGAACTGATAGTCCAGATAAATTAAAAGGAAAATTAGTTACAAGTGCACATCTAGCTGGCGTAAATACTGTAGCATATTTCGATAATAGTAATTGGAACCTCCCGGAAGACCCATTTGATAGAAATAAAATCAAAGACAAAATTCATAATACGTTAGTAAAAATATTATCAAAATATACAGGTGGAAAACTTAAAAATATTTGGACTTCTGATAATGCTGATTTACCACCTAACATAACCGCATTAGCACTACAAGGCGGCACTATGCCAAATATCACAATAGATAACGGAACTGTGCGTACAAAATACATGGATACTTCTTTAAAAGATAAAGGATATTTTAAAGGTAAACTCGATCGAAAGGTTATTGGTACTTATGATGGCAAACCATTTGAATTAGAAACTGTTGACGGACTAACACTGATTTATATTAATGGTAAATTAATTGATGATGAAGATAACAAATATCAAGAAATTTTAAATGCTGTTATTGATCGAGGCTATGAATTACAAGACAAGATGTTGATGAAGAAGGATTATGGTATAAATCTTAATTAAATTAAAGTAATTAATATTTATTAAAGTAAAAGGATTGTAATGATTAGATTAAAAAACTTACTTGCAGAAAACGAAGAATCTGATAAACGATTTGCAGAATACATATATAAAAGTTATTTAGAAGACTCACCCCAGACATTTTCAGCAGCTGGTGTTGCATATGCAATTATGATGGATACGGATTCTAAAGTCAATCCTTTTTATATTAAAAGAATTATGAAACAATATTATAACATGAATTTAAAATAAAAACAAAAAACTTAACAAATTACTTTGAATTAACCAATTAATTACTTATATTGTAATTATATTTTTATATTTTATTAACTTAATTAACTAAAGGAGCACTTATGGCACTTAACCTTGACGCTATCAAAGCGAAACTTAATCAATTAAACAAAACCGATGACAAGAAAAACAACGTATGGAAGCCTGAGGCAGGCAAGACACGAGTTCGAATCGTTCCTTACGTGCATCGCAAAGACAATCCTTTCCTAGAATTGTACTTCCACTATGACATTAGTAAAAAATCAATGTTATCTCCAATTACATTTGGTAATGCAGATCCAATTGTAGAATTTGCAGACAAACTTAAAAAGACTGGCGATAAAGAAGATTGGCTAATGGGTCGTAAAATTGAACCCAAGATGCGTACTTATGTTCCCGTAATCGTTCGTGGCAAAGAATCTGAAGGCGTAAAGTTTTGGGGTTTTGGTAAAACAATTTACACTGAATTGTTATCAATTATTTCTGATGCAGACTATGGCGATATCACAGACTTAATGAATGGTCGAGATATTGATGTAGAATTTACACCTGCAGAAGGAGCTGGAGCATATCCGAAAACAGCAATCCGAGTTAAACCTAATACTCAGCCAGCAACTGAAGATAAAGAGATTGCACAAAAAATCATGAATCAACCTGAAATCACCGATTTATTTCCTGAGCCAACTTATGATGAATTAGAAAAAGCATTAGCAGAATGGATGAATCCAGAAAATGCAGATTCTGATGTTGAAGAATCAGAGCCAGCATCTGCACCTGCATCTGCACCTGCATCAAAGCCAGCAGCTACTAAAGTAGACAATGTTGCTGATGCATTCAATGATCTTTTTAATTAAGAAGGAGTCATAAAAATGGCAAAAGGTAAAAGTAAACTGGAATTGACAGACACTCTAGCAAATACATTAGCTGAAAGTATCAATAAGCAGTTTAAAGGTCAAAATCTTAAAACTGCATTCTTTCTAGATGGCGATGAAGATTCTCCAAGTAATGTGTCCGAATGGGTTTCATCCGGGTGTTCAATGTTAGATTTAGCAATTTCAAACCGACCATATGGCGGATTTCCCGTAGGCCGGATCACTGAAATTACAGGATTAGAAGCATCAGGTAAATCATTATTAGCAGCACACACTTTAGCAGAAACGCAAAAGAAAGGCGGATTGGCTGTTTATATTGATACAGAATCTGCCACTAGCTCCGAATTCCTAACGGCTATTGGTGTTGATTTAAAAACAATGCTATATGTTCCATTAGAGACAATTGAAGAAATCTTTGAAACTATTGAAACAATTGTAGAAGGAGTTCGCAAATCAGATAAAGATCGTTTAGTTACAATTGTAGTAGACTCAATTATGGGTGCATCTACAAAAATCGAAATGTCAGCTGAATATGATAAAGATGGTTATGCAACCTCAAAGTCAATCATCTTATCAAAGGCGATGCGTAAAGTAACCAATTGGATTGCACGTGAGCGTATTTGTCTTATTTTTACAAATCAGTTACGTACTAAATTAGGCGTGTCATTTGGAGACCAATGGACAACTGCAGGCGGCAAGGCAATTCCATTCCACGCATCAGTTCGTCTTCGTCTTAAAAATACGGGTATGATCAAAGCTAAAGTTAGCGGCGTAGAACAAGTTGTGGGAAGCAAAACAAATGTGCAGGTAGTTAAGAACCGTATGGGTCCGCCACATCGTAAAGTAGATTATGAAATTTACTATGATAGTGGTATTGATAATTTCGGCGGTTGGTTATCAATTATGAAGAATTTTGATCTAGTCAAACAATCAGGTGCGTGGTACACATTAGAAGATGTTGATCACGAAACAGGTGAAACGTTTGGTGAAATGAAATTCCAAAGTAAAGATTTTGTTGAAAAGGTTATTAATAATCCGGAAGCAAAAGATAGGTTATATAGAAGAATTTGCGACGCTTACATATTCAAATATCAAGCTGGAATTGATGGTGGTATTGATGATGTAATAATCACAG